AAACCAGAAAAATCCAGTGAGAGTACAATTTGTAAAGTTTGATGTAGGAGTGAATGCTCCTTTTACAACTGCTGCATCTGCACCAGAAGGAAATTGAGCTATTTGGAAAACTGAATTTGTACCGATTAATGAACTGAATACACCAGCTTCCAATGTTGCAGCTCTCAATTTTACTGTATGCGAACCTGGAGTAGCAATTGTCAACCAAATACCAACTGTAGCATTTTGAAAATAACTTGCCGGAGAACTATGCTTCCAAACTAATTGATTAGAACCAGAGTCTACTCTAGCATATAACAATACTGTATGCGCACTTCCAGTGTTTTCAAAAATATCACTATTAAGTGAGAAGAACACGTCTTCATTTGCTCTCGTAGTTGTTATTGGAATTGATAAACCAGTATCTGTAATTGTTTGACTGTTTACATCAAAAGGACTTCCTAAAGAAGCTGCTTTTGTTACTACAGGGAAACTTTCACCTGCGCCACCACCAGCTTTTAAGATCACCATTTTTTGTGGTGAATTTGTGTCCCAATTAATTGTTGCTGATCCACCAGTTCTTTTTACTCTTGGTTTAAATGTGTGAGATCCTGCTGCTAAAGTAACTTTAGCCATACCAGCAAATGCTTCTGTAGCAATCGATGCATTAGAAATTGTAGTTGGAGTTAAATCATAGTCTGTTGAATCAATTCGAACACCCCAAGCCGCCGTTGTATCTGTTGCCGATGTGTTATACCAACCACCTGTATAAAGAATAAGGTAATCACCTGCGGGCATGTCAGTTACAGTTTGATTTGTGTCAACATCAACATAAGAACTTGAAGTTGTGCTGCTAGCTCCTGCAAACGAAAGAAGACTCAAAAATCCTGTTGAACCACCACTTCCACCTGCATTATCATCAACATATTTTTTTGTAGCAGCATCTTGATTCGATGTTGGGTCTGTAACATTAGTAATTTTATGTGATCCCATATCGATAACACCAGACATAGTGCCACCAGAGAGGGAAAGTTTTGCATCAAGTTGATCTTGAATTGAAGAAGCAGTCGAGATACCTGAAAGTTGTTGAGCTTCCAAAGCTGTTACAACCGAGTCAATAGGAAGTCCATCGCCATCAGAGATTAAAAGCATATCTGGATCGATTGCGACATTTTCAATAATTTCGTCGCCAGCAGAAACCATAACACGAAGGTTATTTAAAACTGCATTGGATCCTGTACCACCACGAATAACTTCGAGAACGGTGATCGTATCTTCTTTGCTGTCAAGTTGGGTTTGAACATCAGCATCAATATTTTCCAAAAAAGAAAGAATAGAATCTTGTAGTCCAGATTCGACAATGAATCCGTCTTCATCAGATACAAGAACTTTATGACCTGTACTTAAATTTCCAGGGGCAAGTTCGCCATCATCTGTAAGAATAGCTGGAGAACTTTTTAAAGTTTTTCCGTCTTCATTTGCAAAACGAGCAATCGCATTCGCAACTGATTCATTTGGGCCTACTACGTCACCATCTCCACCGTTACCAGTTTGATTGGTTGTATGCTCAAATTTATTTGGGTGTTTTCTAATAAGCATTTTATAAACTCAATTCGCTACCTAACACTATAAAATTAATTTTGTCTGCATTGCTAACTTTGCACATCAAAACGTCTTCAGCAATTCCTTGAATTGGAAGACCAGCACCTTCGAGAATTTCTGTTGAATTTGCTGCAATACTTACTTGGTAAAATAAAGCTTGATCAACTGATGGTGTATCACCAACAGTGCAAAGATAAATATCAACTGTGACTGCAACTGTGTGGGTGTTGCAAATCATAATCTTATTGATCTCTTTGATCTGATTTCCAATAGGTTGAAATAATGTAACTGGATCGGTTGAATCGGGACTTACACGAGCCAATACCTGATCGCTTTCTTTATAACTTCTAATCATATTTTTTATTCCTCATAAATCTAAAACGCTCTGTTGTGATATTGAGATTTTGGAGGTTCACACGAGCAAACTTAGAATCAAATTTGTTTTTAAATTGGTTTCCCTCGGTTACAAGAGCATCGAACATTCTCTTTGCTGATTGTAAATATTTATCAGCTCGATCATCATCAAGCTCTTTCATGAATCTGTAGCAGGTCAATTCTGCGATGACCAAACGTCTGTGTTTTGGAAGCAGAGGGTTTACTGCTGGGTCAATCGACAATGCAGTTGGTACTGGAATGCAATCAATAGAGATGGTGGATATTCCCTCTGGATATGAATCCAAACGAATTGTAAAATTGTATGCTTCGTCTTGAAGGATCGATCCAGCTTTGCAAGGAATTTGTTTTCGAATGCAGTTGATTGGATAAGCAGCTTCAAATGCTTCTTTATCCAGAAGATCTAGTTGTTTATTGATTCTATTTGCTGTTCTAAACATTACTTTTGAAAGTGGAACAAGAACATTCGCAAATGTATAATCAAGTTTGAAAATTTCGACTGATTCAAGTGCAGTTGTGGCTTCAGTGAATTCTTCAACAAGAGTTAAAGTTGCAGAGCCACCAGTATGTGATGCGATTTTGTAAACGACATCATTGGTTAAAAATTTTATGTAATAGCCAGCGAGGGAAGGAGTATAGCTTGAGTTTAGCGTTACTGTTTTGCTTCCGTTTGTGCTTGAGGCTGTTTTGCTCGTAATTGGAGCTTCAACTTTAAGAGAAAGTTTGTTTATTTGTTTTGCCCAGGGAAATACTTGTGGGCGACGAATGGGTTGACCACCGTCATCAAGATTTAATTCGCCACCACCTGCGAGAATTGTTTTATGAGCATTGTCGAGTTCAGCGATGATGCTTTCTCGAAAGTCTGCCGGACTATTCGCATTTGTGCTGATTACACCTTCGCAATATTCTACAAGTTCTTCAGTCGTTTCAAATGCCATAATCCTCTATTTGGGGGAGACTGACTAATGACTTGGAATGGAAGTGGATGGGATCACCAGCCAGCCTTATTCCCCCGTTTAAATCTTTGTTAAGAATTTGCTTTTTGCAAACGTCGAAGAATCTTGTCTTCTTCTGACATGGTGCTTGCATCAAGTATTTGCTGAATGCGAGGAGGCGACTTCAATTCTTTCGATGCGTATTTTTTATACAGCATGTACATATTGACGTTTTTGCCTTCTTCGACAAGTTCAGCAGCTTCTGCCTTAACAGCAGCAGCAATTTCTGATGGGAGTTTTAATCCCAATTCTTTAACAGTTTCATCACTTACGGGATCGCCATTATCATCATAATAAGCGTTTTCTTTGAAAACGTAAGAAATATCTAATCTTCCCAGTGCATGAAATCTGCGCTTTGGTTGATCCAGAACGATTCGCTTTACGCCTTCGCTATCCGTTTCAGACCTATGCGGCTTGAATTTTTTGTGTATCGACATTATGTCTCCCTGTTATTTATTTAAGCATGTAACCACTTAGTTACATACACATATGTTACCATATGATTTAAAAAAGCACAAGGGAACCTTTCGATTCCCTTGCACTTGAATTACGATTATTTTTCAATATTCGTAGGTTCGTTAATTGCGTTTTCGTAAAGATCACGAACAATCAACACAGCTTCGAAAAGCTTGTCATCGGTAGATGCAACAGTGATGTTGAATTCTACTTTGTCACCAGCTTTAAGGACTAAGCCACGCTTAGATTCGTCTTTCAGAACCTTAGCAGACAAGTCGCCTGTGCCAGATACGATACTACCACCAGCACCAGCAACACCGTTTACGTCAATTCTGACGGTCATGGTTGTAGCTTCTGTGCCTTTGATATAAAGAGCTGGGTATTGCAATTCACATCGTTTTGCGATGTAGATTGTCGAGGCTACTCCAGTTGCTTCTGTATCGGTTACTGCGGAACCCTGTAATCGGATAAAATCTCCTGCATTCATGTTGGCTCCCTTCTAGCTTGATGTTCCGTGAATTACTTTAGCTTCGCCTTGATTAGCCGTGTCCCAAATAAGGTCAGCGTTATAATCAGCGATCCAAGCAAATCCAAGGAATCGTTTGTAGTTACGATAGTCATATCGAATTTCAGGCTTCATAGCAACTGCCATAGCAACTGCATCAGCACCGAATACGGCAAACTCACCCAAAACACCAGACGAACCTTTTGAGTTCGAGAATGCTTTGTCGTGGTTCGTTTCAACGAAACGAATGCCTTCGATTTCGCCAATTTCACCATTGAAAAGGGCGCGTTCACGATTATCATATTGATTCCAGCTCACGAAGAGGGAATCATCTTTGATACCACGCAATGCTTTGGTTGTGCCGATAAGGACATAACCGCCACCTGGAAGTTGCGGAACTTTGTAAGTACCGAACAACAGGTCACGAAGCTGTTTAGCGTGATAGAAGTTCAAATTCGCAAGTGCGAGAGTAGATGGCGTACCATCGTCGTCCAACACATACGAGCTTGCACCCGTGGGGATATATTTAAGCTTTGCATTTTTAAATGCAGAAGCGACTACAGCGTCCATGTCGAGCGCAGCATCTTCAACGAGAGATTGTTCAATTTCAGGGGAAACTGAGAACATTCCGCGAGTTTGCAAGCGACCAGTCATGATCACCGAATTACCACGTTCTTTAATGGTAATTTTCTTTTGTGTAATATCCAGATGTGATTCTGGAAGATTGTCTAATTCACTGACTTCACTTGAGTCGCGTTCAGCAATTTTAGAAATGCGTGGAATCGTGGTCGATTCACCCATTTGTTTGCCAAATCCATCAACAGGTTTTGCAAATTGTGTGAACACGGTATTTGCAAGAGCTTGTCGATAAAGGCGACTAACGTGATTGTCTGTCAACGCGCCTTCAGGCACATCGGCTTCATATGTTTCAATCATGTAGTTCTCCTACTTGTGAAGCAACTTATTTTTTTGTTCTATAAATGGAATTGTTGCGTAAGATCTCAATTGGATCAAACTTTTCGCCCTGGGTTTCGTCTTGCTTTTGCGACTTACCAACAGAGGATACCGATCTTTTGCCGCCCGAATTCAAAGTCGTAGAGCCAGTAGTCTCTTCTTCTTCAGATTCTTGAGTGGGTAGACCAAACAATTTTCCGAGTGTTTCTAAAGCGTCATCAGATTTATTTAATGCATCTTTATACATCGTGTCTGACAAATACCGAATACGGTCTTTACCATGCACTTTAACAAGTGAAGGATTTTTAGTGAAAAACTCATTAAAAATTTCTTCGTTGTTTTGTATGCGTTCTGCATCTTGTTTACTGACTTTTCCTTGTGTCACAACAGCGTTATGAAGTTGTTTCAAAGCTTCCTTCGGATCTTCCTCGTAAGTTTTGATAACGTCACTAAGTTCAGGAATTTTTTCCTGAGCCGTGTTCATAAATTTTCTGCGATGACCTAACTCGTTCCCTTGTTTACCAACAGTTGAGGATAACTTTTTTATAGTTTCCGCAGCTTGTTGTTTAGTATACTTTTTTCCATCAACTTCGATAATATCAGTTGCTTCTGATTTATCTGCTTGATCAAGACCATCCTGACCAGCATTCTTTGCATCGTCGTTCATATTTCCCCAGCTCTCCCCGTCGTTTACGGCTTCTGTAGATTGTTAAACAATTACTCTTTCTTAGGCGTTCCCTGAGAAATGATTCGACTAGCGTCGTAATTGAATTCGCTAGCCATACTGAATATACTATGAAGTTTACCACACAAAACCTGTAATGTAAAGTCAGGTATTGTAGTGCCATGTATGGCATTCGTGGTATTCTGCACAATTAATGTAACTGATTGTTCCAACTGCTTTTCAAGCTTCTCTCTCAAGTTCGCTGGAACCCCTTTAAACACTCTATCAAACATTACTTCCTCCTTCGTTTCCCGAAACCATACCATCTGGTATTTGTGTTGCGTTTGCAGGACTTACAGCAGCAGGGCCAGCTTCAGGCGAGGGAGCTGCTTGTGGGGCAGGTTGTCCTTGCTGAACTTGTGCTTTCATCATAATTTGTTCCTTGATCGTTTGTACCATCATTTCACGTTCCATCTCTTGAGGAGTCAAGGCTATTTCCTCAATATCCAATCCAGATGTTTTTACCAGCTCTTTGAAGAGTTTTGGTATCGAAACACCTTGTTGAATCTGTTCCATAAGGGCAGGATTTTGTCCGGCAATAGAAAGAAGCGACATATATTGCTGCATTTTCTGATTGCTGGCTGCGATTGATCGGATCCCTTTTCCCTTGAATCTGAAAGCATCTGCACCATATTCGAATCTTTTATTTTTTGCGAGATCCTTAAATTCCTGGATTAGAACTGCTTGAAGTTTTCCTGGATCAACATCTTTACGATATTTTTCTGCGTATACGATCATTTCATGACCTTCAAAAGCAGCCATCAAAACATCATCATCAATCTTGTCAGCATTTTGTAAGATTTCGCACCAAGCTTGTTCTACAAGTGGGACAATAAATCCTGTTTCAAAATCTGCACAGAAATTGTCAAAAATTCCTTGAATAGATGCACCAGCAGCAGAAACTTCTGTTGCTTTTACAGCTTTGTCAGGAAGTTGACCTGAAAGAGAGATTTCATTTTGCATTACGTTTTCTGCAAAAGAAGATCCACAAATTCCAAGAACATTAAAAACTTCTTGAGGAACTTGTCCTGTCTCAACAGTTGTCAATGCGTCCGCATTTGGTGGAGCGAGTTCATTTAAAAATAAAGTAGTATCAGGTTCCATTCCATCTTCTGCTTGAGTCGGATCTGCAAGCCATGCCATGCGAACTTGTTTAATTCCATGTACAGATTTTCTTGCTCCATCAACAGAGAGGGAAATCAATTCGTCCATATAACGATTAAGATCAACACCTGCATCGATCATTGCTTTTGGTTGTTTAGCACCTTGAACACGAATAAGATTTTGTGTGATGAAGGGTCTTCGTTTACTCCATCGAGGATTTGTTTCTGGTTCTCTAATTAATTCTTTTTCATTTGCGAATGTACAGAGAACATTTTCAAGAGGAATGATAGTTCCATCTTTTTTCTTGTATTGCATGATCATACCTTGTCGATCAAGCAATGTTCCCCAAAATTCGTGGACAGTAATTGGTTTTCTTCGTCCTTGTTTCGGAGAAGATGATTCATCAGGTTTTTTTGGATCCTGAACATCGACAGGTCTTACTTCTGCTTTCAGACATTCCAATTTTTCCTTCATGTAAGGTTTCTTTTTATTTGGTTTGTCGTCTGACAATTGATAAAGAGAATAATAGTCTACATTTTCCTCGTGAATCTCATAGAGATCTTGAGATGGGTCTGTGTGGTAATTTTTATATGGAAGAACATCAAGAAAAAGCATCCACTTCATTTCTTGTTTGCCATTGATGTTGTAATATTTTTGAACAGGGACTTCTCTGCCTGTTATTTTAACTGTGGATCGAGATTCGATAACACCATTCTTCATGGAGTCACCGACTTTAAGCATTACTTCCGCTTCGTCGAGATAACTCATCAAAATACGTTTTGCAACTGTGTCTGTGATCAATCCAGTAGGATCTGCATAGCCAGGACGATTTTCTACGACAAGCCACTTGTCGAAGTTCATAATTCCCTTTTTCATTTGAGCTGTGATTTGATCAACAGCCAAACCTGCTTTGTTTAAATGGATACGAGCTTGTTCAGGAGCTTTCTTACCCCAATCAATATCGCCATTGTACATTCTCCAGTTATTATCGTTTTTTACGATTCGTTCTATCTCAGACAATCGAGCTTCTTGAAGGCATTCTTTAAATGCCTCAACGATTTCCACATCCTGATTTTTATATTCGTCTTCTTTGGTGTCTTCTACTGTGGATCCGTATTTATTTTGTTCGTCTGACATTATGTCTCCATTAATTAATCAAGCTTAGTGTGCAAAAGTATGTGTTGAATTCATATGGCGTGTCTGTCCAGGCAATGAATATCGAACTTGTTCTGCAATTTTTACATTTATATGTTTCATACTGATGATATATTAAATCTTTTGTAATGACATGATGACTGCATCGTGGGCATCTAGGTGCATGTTCGGATTGACCGACATTTTTAGTGTCATGACCCAACTTTTTAACCTTAATCAACTTCCTAGAAGTTGTAATAAGAAATTTTTCTTTTTCGCCTCTCACGTCGTACTTTCGCTTCTTGTTCGTCTTTTATACAATTATGGCAGGTTCCGATTGTTTTCGCACTTGCCTTCAAACTCTTGGCGCATATCTTACATTCTGTATAAATATCTAATTTACTCATAAATTATACTTCGCCGTTACGGGCTTTACGTTACCAAAGCCTCGATTCATCATTTTAACATAATTTGTTATTCTAGTACAGACGTACTGTAAAGCATCGTGAATGTGGGAATATTCATTCTTCATAGGCTTTTCACTAAAGTGACTGTCAGCACCGCGAACAACTTTTTTGTATTTATAACCTGAACTGAATCCTTCATTCAAAACTTTATTCGCCGGATCACTCTGAAGTGTCGGCTTACCGTTTGAAAGACCACAAAGCAGCGTCATTACAGCATTAATTCTGGATTCTGGATTCTGTTCTCCTGGAACTGGTTGCAAACCATTCTTAACCATTACCTTATAGCAACTGTTATTGGTCGCCTGCTCTTGAAACATGCCTGCCGGATCAATTACGTCAATAACCTTTCCAACCGCACCAAAATCTCGATTGAATGCTCCTAGAATCGAGGGAACTGCGATTTCGCTTCCTGCTCCTTCTGTGATGTATTCTTTCAAGATCCAAAGTGTATTTTCGTAGAACTGTACGACAACACAGCACTGATTCAGGCCAAAATCCCATCCACGAAATATTGGAAGCCCAGGACGGACTTTTATGGACTTCGTGGTAATGTGAATATTTCTGTTGAAGTTCCTACCATAGACAGGTTTGTCTGCGGAGGTTTCCCAATTCATTTCATATTCTCGTTCCCATTGTTCTTGGGACTTACCTTTACGCTCTTCGTCGTACCAGTCTTTGTTATCTTTCTTCGGGTTCGCAGTATAGTGCAATTCTGCGCAAAAAAATCCATTCATTGGATTTACCCAACTCTTGAATCCCTTTTCCCTCTTTGCAGGTATTTTAAGTTTAAACTTTTTCATCGTCCATCATATCAAAGTGAATTTTTTTTGCGTAAGATCCTGGTTCGACTGTAGTAAGAAGAGTAACCTTACCGCCACCTTCAATACAAGGCATGAAAGCTGCGTATGATTCTTCTGCGAGTTCCCAAAATGCAAACTCATCTGCCATAATTGCAGAAGCTGTTTCAGAACGTAATTTATTTTTACCCATTGGAATACCAGACATTCTGGATCCAAGTTCGTCGAAGACAATTCTGTCTGCGCGTTTATCATTCATCTTAGGACGATATGCCATAGGCCAAACATCTTCAGGAATGTGATTATAAATAAATTTACATTTCTCAATAAGTTTAATTGAGAAGTCTTCAGACATAGAAACAAGAAATATATTTCTGTCTGGCTGAGTCATTGCCATATGTAAGTGCAATGCACACATTAACCATGTGAGCCACATACGACGAGATTTTACAATAGAAACTTTATTATGTGCTTCCCATCCGCGAGTAAGAGCATACAAATAATACAAATCAATTGGTGCAGGCTTAGTAGAGTCTGTCTTTGCTACTTCATCCTTCGTGAATACACACGTAGAGATGAATATCCAAGGATCCATAAACAATTTGAGTCGTTCAGCAGGATCTTTAGGAAGACTTGTGATTATTTCATTTCGAAGATCCACTTGATTCCTCTTCTTCAATATCTACTTTTGTTTTTTGTAGTTGTGAGAAAATATCTTTCATCGTGATTGGTTTATCAGCATCTCCATCAGGAGCATCTTCGCCTTCTTTAGATTTTTCAAGAACAGTCTGAGCTGCCTTGACACGAAGTTGGATTCCTAAAGAAGTATCATTCATTGTATCAACCAAAAGTTTTGCAGCAACAAATGCATTTTGTTTATAATACTCTTTAACATCTTTTTTACCAAGATGAAATTCAATTGCATTTATGAATGCCTGAACTTTTGCATCCTTCAACCATCGACCAACTGTACTGGGAATAACTTTTCCCTCTTTTGAAATTTTTGCGTTGATCCATCCCTTAACATGCGCGAATGCAACAAGTCTTTGCTTTGGCGACATCCCGTCGGAAATAAAGTTTACCATCTTCTCAGGGAACTCAGTTTTGATGTCTTCCTTGAGTTTTTCCCATTCAGTTTTCTCTTTTGATTTGGAACTGGTTGTTTCTAAATCAGAATTATCGTCTTCGTAAACCGAATACTTCTTACTTGGGATTGATTTGGGATCTTCTACCATGACTGTATTGTACCATACGTTACATCATGTTGCAAAGAGGGAAGTCAAAAGAAAAAGCCTCTTGCTCATACTCGCTTTCCACCAACCCACTGAAGGATTGGCTTTCGGTTTTCTGCCAAGAGGCTCATTCTTGCGCGTATCTCTACCACGCATCGTTTTAAACCCTGTAGAGAGAGCTTAGACGAACTTTTATTATCTCAGATTGTTTTGGAATTGTCAATGGTAGCGGGTGCTGGATTCGAACCAGCCTAAAGAAGCTTATGAGACTTCTGAGCAACCCCTGCTCCAACCCGCCAGTTCGATTATAACCTAAAATAGCAAAAGGGCCAAGTATTACTACTCAGCCCTTTTGATTCGTCAGATTCCCATATTGCTATGGAATTCCGTTCCCTCGAAATTATAATATCTCATGATTGGAAGAAAAAGTCAAGTATTGCGCCCTAATATATAGGCGCAACTTAATAGCGTATGTGCGCTATTAAACTATTGAATACTCTACGTTTATTTGAACCCCTGCTGCTGCATTTGCAGAAGTATTGAGAACTAGAGCTGTATTGACAGGCAATTTCCAGGAAGTTTCCTCGTAAAAATTAAAAGCAGATGTTGTTAACCATTTTTTTCGAACTGTTCCGGCAATGCCTTCTGTCAGAGATGGATTGACTACAGATGTCAATGTGCTGGACAATGTGATTCGTTTTACCCAAATTGAAAGTGATGCTCCAGGAGCTGCTATCACAGTTGTATTTCCAACAACAGCAGTGAACACACTCACAATTGAATTTGGCCCGATTATAGTTGCGAGTTGATTACTGATAGCTACTTGTGCAAGTCCAGTTGCTGCTCCTGTTGGAAGAGCTGAAGAATCCACAGTAACATGCTGCACATCAGCAGGTTTTGTTCGTGTACTTAGTTGCACATCGATATTATCAGTTTTTAATTTGATATTGTCTAAAACATTTTTAATAGTTGTGAGTGAAGAATCTGCGGCTGCTCCGGCGGGTAATGGTAGTGCTACTACACTGATTGGTTGAGTTGCTTGCCAAAAAGTTCCTGTCACAGCGATTGCTGTTGAAATTGAAACTGGTTGTGTTGTTTGCCAGAATGTGCCAGATACAGGTTGTGTAGCAGGCCAGAAGGTTCCAGTGACTGATTGACTCACAGGAAAATTTGAAACATTAAATGAACTGGGAAAATTTCCTACATTCACATTTCCTGACACTGCTGCTGATACAGATCCTGATACTGGTTGTACTGTGGGAAATGCTGGAAAATTATTTACATGAACTTCCTGAGAAGAGGGAAAGTTGGAAATATTGATTGAGGAAGGAAAAGTTATGTTTAAGTCTTGGATTGCAGTGAGAACTTCTTGGAGCGTAACTTCTTTGGCTGCTGTAGAATCGACAGTCAGTAATTTTTTGTCGTAGCTGAAGCGAAGCGCATTTAAAACTTCGGATAATTTTTTATCCATCATAGACCATCCATTATATCACAGAGCAGGTAAAAATAGGAAGGGGATCTCGAAACCCTACGAAATCCCCTTATGAGTGGAGCTTACCGATTACGGTTCGGCACAGTTGGATTGGAATTCTGTCCACCAAGAATCATTTTGAAGAGAGCTTCAAGAGGATTTTCGGGGGGCTTTGGTTTCGTGTAAACTAAATAATCGAGAACACCGTCGATCATTCCAATCTTTGCAGCTTGTGTTGCAGTCATTTCCCAATCTCGACGTGTAACCTTTTCAAGATAATCTTTGGTTGTCATTCCGAGTTGTGCAGCAATATCTTCAGAAATTTCTGAATTAGAAGCAAGGGAAACATCGAGTGCATCTTTTACGTCGAGGATTGGCCCTTGAACTCCGATTTGAATTTGGTGAAATAGAATTGTTGCTTGTCGTTGTACATATGTTTCATAGCAGTATGCTGTAATGAATGCTGCCATAGAAGCTGCTTGATGTTTAACTCCACAAATCACTTTGAGATTTTTATCTTCCTTCAATGATTTGATTGTGTCGATTATATCAAAGCCTGCTTCAACTCTACCGCCTGGTGAATCAATCATCAGATAAATAGGTTTGTTATTTTTTTTTGCAAGCTCATTCATTTCATCAATTACAGTGTCAGCATTAACTTTCTCAATTACACCTTCAAGAACAACTGTTCTTTCTGGATCTGCTTCCAATGTTTTTAATTTTTTTACTTTCTGTTCCTTGGTGAAATTAACTTTGGACTGATCGCTGGCAAATGCTGATAAGCTGGAGCTTATTAGAATCGCGCTCAACAATAATTTAAACATTATACTTTCCTTCCCTGGAAGTAGTGGCTGCAATCACGGCACTGTAGTGCTTGATACTTCCCTACTTTTTTAATATTGTATCCTCTGATTACCACATGATCAGAAGCGCAGTGAGGACATGCGTCTCTATCTGCTTTCGCAATGACCCCTCTATGGGCTTTCACTGGAAAGAACTTAGAAGCTTTTTTGAAAACTCTTTCGAGTAAACGAACATCGCGTTGACAATAGCGAACCATTTTGTCCATGTGTGTCTTGCTGCGATTTTCTACGATTTGAACCCAATCGTCAAAGTTCATCGGTGCTTTACCTGCACCCAATAAAATTTTTGAAATGTAATCCAAACGATGAGAGGGAAGATTGAAAACTTTACGGAAGTTTTTCAATGTATCTTCTGATGTAGGCCAATTGATCGGATCTTGATTGTTCATCAAGCGTTGTGCATTAAGATGTTTGATGTCGAATGAATCACCATTGTGGGCGATAACGACATCTGCTGATTCAACAACTTTTGTAAATTCTTTTACAAGCTGCGAGCTGTCACGGGTTTTCATGTTCCAAGAAAGTTTGCTTACAGTACGATCACCGAGAAACTTCCAACACACGCAAAGGATTTCCGTCTTCTGTCCTTTTTTGATTTGATCGTGGCTGATGTTGATCTTGCTACCTGTTCTCCAGATATAAGCAAGGATGGGTGAGGTTTCAATATCAAAAAATAAAACTTTGGGTTTTTTCATTACTTCCATTCTCTCATTTTGAGCAGTTCAAGTCAATCAGACTTATAGGTTCTCCATGAAGATTCCCTTGATCATTTCAAGTACACCCATAACTTCCCAGTTATTGAGTTTACAGGTTGACATCCTGAAGTGACCATCTTTGGTCGCAGTGATCACAATCGCTATATCGGCTGGGTTCTTCTTCATCTCTTCCAGGGTTGTGTTCAATAACTGTTCAGGTGTGGATCCATTATCTTGATAATCTTTGATGTCAACGAGTTTCATTTCAGTTTCCTCATTTTACGAACCAACGTCCGAGGTATGACAGTGTAAGTCGATTTGCCCGAACCGTCTATAAAGGTTTCTGAACAAATACTCACTGCCTTCTTCGTGATCTTCTGAAGGTAGCCCAGGGTTAAAACCAGAATCCCACCATCAGATTCGGAATCTTGAATTTCTTCATCACTAGGATCATCATGACAAACTGTATCCAGCCAGGTCACTTCAACAATATCACCAATTTTCAATTCGAGTTTCTTTTGGGCCATTTAAAGATTGTGCCATATTGTGCCATTCGGGTCAATGAAACGGAATTGTCAAATATGCAAATTGGGACTCATAACGTCCCTTTCTGCATATTAAAGAATTTGCATGAAACTTTAATAAGGATTCATGCAAAAGATACAAAGTACCCCAGTTTGTATCTATGCAAAATTTGCGGAGATTAGAGGCTTTATTCTCCGCAGAATGACCATACACTACATTGCATGGCTTGTGGCCTTTTGTAGTGTAAAGTGGGAAATTCCCACAACGAGAAAAACGTGAATCTTCGTCATATTGTCACACAATTCACGAAAAATGTGACATTGCGCAAATTGCAACATGCTGAGATCGTTCAGGCGCGGTTCAGGATGGTTTGAAGAAATGTAAACATTATCAGGTAGATAGCTGAATTTATTATATTTTTTTAAAATTTTTTCGAGATAGTCCTTTTTCTTCTGTGTGTGCGCGATGCATGGTGACCCGACGGCCTACCCTCTCAAGTTGGCATGAACCTTGCAAGTTCAAACTCTGTGCCAAATCTCTGCAAACAAGCCCAAGTCAATCAATAGTTTCATTAATAATATTAATAGCCTAGAATATGCTCAACGCGCTCGCCTTCCCTCTTTGCACTATGCACTATTTGCATACCTGGCCCTGTGAAAGATAATAGATTGAACACTTTAAGCGTTTTTGTTCAGTGAACATGAAAGAGTGAAGGGTTGATAGTTCACTATTTACCATAAACCATCGCTATGCATTCTTTGCATACTATGTAAGGTATTCACCCAAAACGTGTATAATTATTTATGCTTTTAAGCATAATTTCCAGGGCATTTTTTATGCCTTTTTACACAAATTTCATGCGCCCATTATGCATTATATACGATATGGCAAAACTAAGGAATCTGATACCATACTGAGAGGGGTTGAGTACGATTTTCTCATTGTCTCTTATATTCTCTATTATCTTAATTATATAATCAAATATATATCTATATAATATAATACACTTATTTTAACAGCCTATACCCCTCAGAAAGAAGGCCCCTCAGTATCATATCAAACTTCTTAGCACAGTTACCATATGTGACATTATAAGATTCTCAAAAATAACTATTTACATGAATGTTTGCATTTGAGATGATACATATATGGAAGCAACACAAAATAAATCATCAATTGAATCAGTGCAAGAAAATCATGCAATAAATTCGAAACTGATTGCAGCGCAGAATTACATCAATTCATCCATTTTGAAAGCCTCAAAGCATCTCAAATATACAGTTTCAACCAATGCCCCCAGCTCGTATGCTTCATTGATTCAATGCCCCTCACTCGTCATATGGAATGGTGAAAGTGATCAAACCATATTCAATGATTCAAGTGTCAACTATGCATTTCGTGCCATCCATGATCAGGCCCACAAAACATATAGAATCAATTTCAATCCGATCAATGAAATAGAATTAGGACGCATTCAAGCCAGCCTTTTCAACTCTGATTTATTGCGTGAATTGGTCTATTGTGAGATCGCAGAGCAAGCAAAATACTATCTCAAAAACGGTGTATTTGTACCCGATCAAAAATCTTTCACATTGTCTTATTTAACCAGTAAAGGAGTGCTTTAATATGAACTATAACCCATTTCAATCCATTATCATTTTCAGCGTTGACGAGGCGAACAAACCAGCAAGCGAAATTATCGCAGCTCGTGACATTGCCCGTCAATCATTCGAAAAACAAGGTATCAAAGCAAAGACAGCTATAGGGCAATATAAAGGCATTCAGGAAAATAGCTTTATAATCGAAAATACGCTCTCAAATTTCGTTTTAGCCCGTGAACTTGCAAAGCAATTCAACCAAGAATCTATATTGCTTAGGGATTCAAAAGGATACGCAACATTATATTTCATCGATTATCAAAATCATAAGCCTGTTGAATTGGGTTACCTTGGCAAAGTATCAGAGCAATACGCAAAGACTCAGGACTCATGGACGTATGACCTTGAAACGGGTGAATATTACGCAATAACCAAATAACGAGGGAAGCAATGCATTATCTAAAAATATATACAAAGTACGCCAAAAAAGAGAACTTGAAATATAAACAATTCTTAAATGATGCTTGCTCAGGTGATACCGATCAAATGCGCGTTTATAACAGATTGCTTTTTGCTTTCTTGTCGGTCAATACATCATACGACAAAACAGCAAAGGCATATGACGACATGAAAAATAAATATTGGTTAGATACCACTGAAACAATGAATAAACTTTTAGAGCATGGTATACATTATGCAGCGTCAAGGGCTGGCTATATAGCTCTGACATCGAATGACTTTATATCGAACTATGATAGTTTTTTAATTGGTGACTGCGAATCATGGAATGATTATCGAAATAGACTGGTTGAAAAAATCAAAGGTCTTGCCCTGGTTAAAGTTTCATTCTTTATAACCCTGGTTTACAAAGACGCTGATATATGCTGTCTTGATCGCTGGGTATTGCGTTTAATGGGTAAAAAAGACCCCGAAAAATTCATGAGATTGCTTGCACATCGTAACAGATACCAAAGATTAGAAGCAATTTTACGTAAACAAGCTCAGTCAATAAAAATTCCCTTGTTTCAATATCAATGGGCGGCATGGGACAAAATACAAAACAAACCTAATGCAATGGAAGTGCTACATGGAAGCTAAACAACTAAAACGGGCTGTTAAACTTACGCAATTCATGGAAGAGAATGGAATCGCGCTAGCTATGCAAGTTTTGCATGGTGTGAAAATATCAAACCAAAAACTTACAGCTTTAAAAATTATCAAGGCATATGAAGCAAGAAAGAAAGTGACCAAATGACACCAAAACAAGCGCAGCATATACTTGGAAAGATCAAATACAAACCAAACTTTTCAATAAGTTCCGAAATACAACCAGAACAAAAAATGCTTCGGGTACTCATGAAACTTGATAGTGTCATAGATGCATATGATCACAGAAAATTCACCCAACTATATGGAAATTGGTTGTTACCATTTACAGAACTGAGAATGCACGATGTAAGATCATTCCTTTATGAAATACGCAAACAGATTCAGCGAATGGAATTACACGAGGTTGACGAGTTCCTAGAAATCGAATCGAACAAAGTTTTTGACCCTCACAACCCCGACAGAACAAAATTTGAAATGTCAAGCAAAAAAATTGAGTTGGAATTGTATTATTTTGATTCCCTCTCACAACAAGAAAGGATAAAATAGGCCCATGAATACAAAAAAAATCATTGTTTTAGGTGTCCTCAGTGGTATAGCTTTAATCTTAGGGGTAAAAGTGATCAATCAACATAAGATTGACTCTTTCAATCCATCGAATTACCCAGCCGAAGAGATCCAAAAGGCAGAGCGTCAATGTGTATCTGAATTTTATACAAAAGAAACCATCGAAAAAGTAATGCCGGAACTTTGTAAACAATTCGGCAGATCATTGGAAAATTGCGATTTCACAGGGTTTGAAACTTTGTTAGGCCGTGATCAATGGCTGGTATCTTGTGAACGTGAAAAACTTTTAAAATTAGGGAGTATATAATATGAGCGAAAAAGAAATCAATTATCAAAATTTAATGCGGCCTATAATTCCTGCTGGGGCAATAGCTGCGGGTGTGAGTTATGCATTTAACCACTCTATTTTATATTCAATCGGACATTTCTTTTTGGGTTATGCATATTTGGCTTACAAAATAACACAACATTACATTGGATAGTATGACTAAAACTTTTCAATATGAATTCGATATGGCAGACGAGGGGACAGAAACCTGGGATGTTCAGATTGAATACTCAACAGTTACAGATCGAAACTATGGGGCCGATGCAGATGGCAATCGTGGCATGGAAGTAACTTTTATTGAAGACGTAAAATTCCAAATCTTTGACCCAAAAGGCAAAGACATAACCAACACCGTAATGGAAACTTGGAATGGCGACTATGTTGCAATCGAAAAAGAAGTTCAAGCGTATGTTGATGGGGGCATGTAATGTCCATCGAAGCAAGAATAAATAAATATTTCGGCGGTATCAAAAAAGAAGAGGGAATGTTCGAAAAAGACATCTGCCGTAAAGATCTCAACACGAGACTTCATTCCCTCTTATCTTCTGTCAGGTATTTAACAAATAAGGGAAAGATCACACCTATGCACAGCTCAAATTATGAGCTTGCAATATTAGATGTTTTGAGTATCGTGGAGAAACTTTGAAACGTGTAGTTTTAGATATTGAAGACAATCTACACACGATTATGAGTGTAAGAGCTGAACAGAACGGCGAAAAGATCCCTCACATGCTCAAGCGTTTACTGTATGGAGTATTCAATTATATTCCCATGAAACCTATTAGAGTTAGACAAAACCTGGATGAACGATTCAAATCTGAACCTTGGTATATCGAATACAAAATGCTTTCAACCATCAAAAAAACAAAATCTTTAAATACCGATCAAACCCTTCGCCATATGGAACTTCAAAAGAAGTTGGCACGAATAATGAATGCAGAATATCAAAAAACTTATACAAAGAAAAAGAAAAAAGTAATTGAATCGAACAAAGATATAGTATAAAATTATAGTATGAAGGGATGGAAAATGGAAAACTTCGTAAAACCACTATTAGAAAAAGAAGAGCAAAAGCCAGTTCAGCTTGAATTGGAATTGCCTCAGCCTTATATCATTCCATCACCTGAAGACAAAGACAAACCTTTCGAGCGCATTCATGATCTATTATCAGAGGATGAATATGGATGCTAGAGCCGACATTCTGTCATACATTGTTGAGTCCATTGAAGTAACTGATATGTCAAACGGTACTGCAACATTTAAATTTAATTTCGATAAAAAGAGATTGATACCAGCTCATTGGGGCGTATCCAGTGAAGTCATGGCAGATATATTGAGCGAAGGTTCAATGAAACTTTTAGCAGAGGCAATGATCTGGCCTGTTGAGCTAGACATTTTTGCATATAACGAAGAGAGACAAGAAGCGAAGGGAATTTATTAAATGGATTTCCCTCCAGACTATTTTAAATTATTAATTGAGAGAGAAAAAATGTCGCAACGAAGTAACACAAATATTGTATGGCAAGACTGTGATGCACTATCAGTCCCTACAGATCGAAAGAATGAATTAATTTTAAAGCATCTCGAAAAAGTTGTTCTAGGTCTTACAAATCTGACTGGAATGAAATTTCAAATGGGAATCGAAACCTGGGTTGATACTGGCAGAGAGCTTTCAATCCGTCACTGGAGATTGGTATCAGAACATGAGTAGAGATGTCACTATAGCCTTTCGAACCAAAGCTGAAATCAAACAAGCTTTGAAAGATCAAGCTGCAAAAATGAATATGAGTTTTGCAGAATATATGAATTATATTTCATGTGCATCTACAAACACCAAATTTGATCTTAAAAATTTTTACAGGGTCAAGAAATGAATAGAGCAACACTACTTTTTGTTTCCCTCTTTATGGGCTGTTCTATTGAGATCGACTCAAGACAAATCAAACCATTATCAACAGAATATTTAAATGATGAAAAATTATTGAACGCAGTGATCAAAGTTGAAAGTAATTATAATGAACATGCTTATAATGAATTCACTGGAGCTGTTGGCCTTATGCAATTGACACCTATTGTTTACAGTGGAGTCTGTGGACTTACGAAAGAACAGGCATTTGAAAGAGATCGCAACATTTCTTGTGGTGATTTATATTTACACTCGCTATTAAAAAAATATGGTGGAAATGTAGAAAAAGCATTGACCTATTATAATAATGGTCATATAGTTAGAAATAAGAATTACGCAAAAAAAGTCATGAAAGGACAAAATGAGTAACAATACAATCCAACGTAAGATGAAAAAGAAATCCCAGGCTCAGAAAATTGCAGTTCTTGAAGCACGAGTCAATGATCATGCACGAGCCATCAATATGTCTGCACTGGCTCACGAAGGTGTCAACAATATGCTCTCAGCTCTTCTTGAAAAATTAGATCTTGAAATTAAACAAGACGACAAAGGTGTACCACAAATTGTAAGTAAATCTGGAATTGTAACACTTGAAGAAGTAAAAAAAGGATTATAACATGACACTTGATGTACGAGTAAGACAAATGTTCACTGCTTTTGAAGGTGCTACATCTCAGGAAACCATTACGCTTTATGGTGCATTAGTTGCATCTTTAATCGGTGGGTCCAAAGGAGAGGGAAGTTCTACAGCTACAACTTTGAAAGATACTGTTGATGCAGTTCTCACAGCTAAATCGAATCTTGAAGAGGGATTGCCTGATGAAGAAGATTAAGAAAATGACCGTCAGCAATTCTACTTTGCAGAGTTATCGCAAATGTGGAATGCTCTTCCTTCAAGAAAACGTCATGCGTCTTGAGCCGAAAGAGCCTAAAATTGCCCTGTCATTCGGCTCATTAATTCATGCCGGATTAGAAGCTCACTATGATGGCAGAGAGATTAGACTTGAAGATGTGGCAGCTCCTGAGTTGAGACTGGTTGAACACGGTGAACGCTACAGTATAAATCATGCCTGGAATCTTCTTGAACGATACAAAATGTTTTACAAGGATATTGACAAAGAATATGAAAATATTGCAACAGAACAAGAATTTACGATTCAAATTAATGAGTGGTTGTTCTACACGGGTTCCATTGATCAGTACGTCAGGAAAATTTCTAATGGTGGAATTAGACAACGTGACCACAAAACTACGTCGAGTTTCTATAATTTCATCCCAATGGCAAAACCCAACCATCAAGCCACAGGTTATATTTTCTTGTTGCAAGAAGTCGCGGGTATTGCAGTTGAAGATTTTGAATTCAATGGAATCAACTCAAAAGTCCTGGACTTCAAAGACCCCAATAAATTGTTCATGCGTACAACCACGACTCGCAATCAATTGGAGATTGAAGAATGGAAGCAAGGCATGATCAAAGAGGCCACAAAGATGAAAGCAGACATTGAGGCTGATGACTATAGTTTCAATGACACAGCTTGCAATCTGTATGGTCGCTGCCAATTTGCAGATGTTTGTTCCCTCTCACCTGAGAACCGAGCAGACTTTATTAAAAATTCATTTAAAGTAAAAGATGAGGCTCATGCATTTCGCGTTGAGTTTGAAGGAGAATAATATGTTTAAGGCAATAATTCAAAATGTATTTAAGACACATAAAATTTTAGCTGTGATTGGAAAATTGATTGATGATAAATTTTTGAAACAGCAAAAAGAGATTGAAGATTTGAAAAAACGAGTATCAGCTACTAATGACTTTTTGTTTAGCCTGGTTGATGTTCTTGAAACATCACGCAAGAAAAACAAAGGTGCAGTTGCTGCGGAAGTTCTGTATGGAATTAAGAAATTAATTTCGGACTTTTCGAAAACTGCTGAGGAAACAAAAAGTGAAAGTTAAACAATTCATACCTGGAAAAGATTTCAAAGTTCCAGATTCTTTTGAGGTCACAGTCAAATATTTGAGTGGTCGAGTTGAGAAGATTGAAGCTGTTGAAAGAATCATGGTGATTTGTCAGACAGTTCCAGATCCAAATAATCCTGCATTTAAGATTGTTGTTCCTATGCATGGCAATTCTTACATTGAGTTTTTGACTGTTGATGATCTCTACAAGCAAGTGGTCATCTCAACTGTTGAATCGTTCTCATATAACCTTGATTATACACGAATGATTGACAGAGCAAGGGAACGCGAAAAGGAAAGACTTCAACCAAAGAAAAAGGAAAAGAAAGCCGAATGACGTTTGATCAGATGACATTTTTTATAATTTTGAATGGCTACGATCCTAAAGGATTACACGAGATGAGCTATGCAAAACTTGAAAAATATTATTTGAAATGCAAGAAACATCATGATGAGACTTTGAAAAAGAAAAAAGAAGCAAAGGAAAGACCAGTTAAGAAATTTTTTGATATGGATGAAGGATGGAGCAGAAAATGAGAACATTTTTATATTATTTTAATCGTACATTATTGAGTTTGAATGTTGCTTTGGCTGTAGTCAATGTCACTACAGGTCACTACGGACTCCTGGCTGTAAATGTAGGAGCTGCGCTGATAAACATTTTAGCAATCAAGACTGAAAACCTTGGAGGGTAACGTGACCAAAGCAGAAAAATTAATTAAAGCTCAGGAATTAAGAGACTCGTGGTATGAATTGTCATACTGGGAAGAAAGACTTGGATCCCCTGCTATTGAATTGATTGAGTCTCAGGATGAGTCTGCTTCATATGAAATGGATCGCGCTCATATTTTCAAATTGATGAATGGCAAATTCGCATATATAACTGAGTCAGGATGTTCCTGCTATAGCAGTGATCAAGCTGATATTCAGATCTTTGATTCCATTAAACCTGCTGCAAAACTGATGACTGAATGGAAGAAAGAAAATAAAGGACGTTATGGAAGATAACAAAGATTTAAACGATGTGACGGTAGCTCAACTAGAAGAGCGTGTCCCTGTGAAGGATGAGGTTGTGAGTGCAAATCTCACCCGTCACCCCGAAAATAAAATCTTATCATGGTGTCCAGATATTGAAGCTGAAGCAAAGATCCAGGTTGAAAATGTATCAAAGCTTCCATTTATATTCAAGCATGTAGCTGTTATGCCCGATGCTCATGCAGGAAAAGGTTCAACAGTTGGAACCGTAATAGCCACAAAAGGAGCTATTATCCCAGCTTGCGTCGGCGTTGATATTGGTTGTGGAATGATGGCTGCAAAAATTCCTTTTAAAATCGATGCTTTCACAGACTTAGCAAAACTTCGTGCAAGTATCGAGCGATCAGTTCCTGTTGGCTTTGCCGGAAAACAACATCTCACAGACAATATGGCAGAGGCATTCAAAAGAATCTTTACTGAGGAAAATCATTCCCTCTCTGATGCAACAATAAATAGTATTGGTAATATGCATGATCATGCCTTGAAGATTGGTTCATTGGGCGGTGGAAATCATTTTATTGAGTTGTGTTTTGACCAGAACAATGATACCTGGATCATGCTTCATAGTGGATCCAGAAATTTCGGAAACAAAATTGCAAATCTTCATATCAATGTTGCTAAAGGTGTGATGAAAAGATATTTTATTGATGGCACACTTCCAGATGAAGACCTTTCTTATTTGGTTCGCAATACTCCAGAGTATGATGCATATGTAAATGATTTGATGATTGCTCAACGATACGCGATGGAAAATCGTAATCTGATGATGCAAATGGTTTTGAAAGATGTTGGATTTCATCTTGGATTGGGAATGCCAGTGACACCTATTATGAGTGTAAATTGTCATCACAACTATAGCTCTCTTGAGAACCATATGGGTTCAAATGTTATTGTAACCCGAAAAGGTGCAGTATCAGCTAGAGAAGGTGAACTTGGAATCATTCCAGGATCTATGGGAGCAAAATCATTCATTGTAAAAGGCAAGGGAAATGTCGCTTCATTTTGTTCATGTTCTCATGGAGCAGGACGTAAAATGAGTCGCAATAAAGCCAACAGAACATTTACAGTTGAGGATGTTGCCGAACAAACCAAAGGTGTTGAATGCAAAAAAGACTCTAGTGTAATTGACGAAATTCCTGGAGCATACAAAGATATTGATCAGGTTATGGCAAACCAATCTGATCTTGTAGAAGTTTTGTTCACACTTAAACAAGTTCTTTGCGTGAAAGGATAATGAGATAGATAATACACATTAAAGTAGTTATTAACGCTTAATGTGATAGATAATACCCATTATAACAGTTATTATGCCACGATACGATTACAAATGTCCAAAATGTGAAACCATCAGAGAGGTTGAACACTCTATCAAAGATGATCCTATTATCGTTTGCCAAGAAGACGGCGAAGAAATGAAACGAGTTCCATGTTCAACGAGTTTTAAATTACGTGGTGAGGGCTGGACTGGACACTCCAAAAAACATGCTCCACCGTGGAAACCAGGGATGAAAAGATGACAATCAAAAGAAACTTAAACAATGTTGTATCAGTAAAAGCTGAATTGGTTACGACTCGTGGAAAGCATCCATCATGGTATGCTTGCAGAGTTGGGTACAATGCAGAGGACTGCAAAAAACGTGCCGAACTGGTTTGTCGCAAAGGAACTAAGGGAACAATTTTTATTGGTAAATCAGAATTTGACAACATGCGAGTTTATGCCTTTGTTGTCGGGAACTTAACCAAGTTTAAGGAAAAAAATTCAAAATTTAAATGGACGAAAAAAGAATCCTATGAAGTTGTTACTGAGGCTCCGAAAGAGCTTCCACTGGTAATGGCTCGTGATACTGCAAAAACTTAAAATAAGTGTTGACCCAGGAAACGCGATTTGATAGGATCTTTAAAAGGAAGTGAATGATGAAAATAACCCGTCGAGAATTCATTCTGGAAGATCATATGGAACTTATCCCTGAGCAAGAAATTGCCCGAAAGAAAGTTCGTACAAAGAAACGCAAAGCCTTTCCAAAGGTTCGTCGTGTAGCAGGTTCAGCAGTATTCAAAGAAATTGCCAGTGAAAAGTATGTGGTTGAATCCTACACCTACAAAAAAGAGGGAATCAAAATCACCAGAGTCTACAAAAAAGATGTGGACATCTCAGACGAATTCTGCACCAGAACAATTAATAAGTTTATAAATCAAAAAATAGAGGTAACGCGATGAATAGACATGATAGACTACAATTCTTTTTAAATAACTTAAAACCGAACAAGAAAAATGGTGTTTATGTTGTTGAGAGAAAACACGCTGTAAAATTTGTTGAGGCCATGCTAAGTAAAATCAACGATGATATTTCTCATTATTGGGATAAAGCAGACCTGATTCGTAATACAGCTTTTATCCTGAACAAAGATGGAAAAAGACTTATAAAACTTTTCGATGCAAAAGTTGAAGAGCTGAGAACTCAGAGAAAAAATCTGCAAGATAAAGTTATCTACATGGTTATCTATAAATATAAAAATGTGAAATTCGGTTCATATTTGATTAGGGGAATGTAATGCCAAATTTAATATCAGCACAATTACCAAAGCGTTTCAAGCTACTTCAAAATTCAGAATCAGGAACAGGTAAAACAACTCGTTCCCTCTCTGCAACTCAATTTGGAAAAGTCTATGTATTCGATACAGATGAAAAACTGGTATTGACAGCAGAAGAACTTGATCCTGAAGTCAAAAAATTAGTTGATTATGATGTTTATGTCGATGAGTTGAAAATGAACATGATCTCCAAGAAATTGGAAGTTTCATCTTATGGATTCAATAAGGTGATGGCAAAGATCCAGGAATTGAAAAAAGACTGTCCATACAATACGATTGTATTAGATACGTGGTCAAGAATGTTCGACATGATGGACTCAAAATTCTGTGGTGGAAAAGTTAAAAAAGATTTTGATGACTGGGGACTACTGCTTCGTGAACAACTTGAGTTCTTGAATAATCTGTTCGCTATTAATGCGAATATTATTATTAATGCTCATATCGGATCCAAAGAGAACAAAGTGGGACGTGATGTTTTGACTGTTGGAACTCCTGGACAGTTCGGAACCAAGATGCCTGAGTTTTTTAATGAGACTCATTATTTGTTCTATGATACACTTTCAAAGAAGTACAAGGCTCAAGGGAAGTATCCTGCAAATGTAGTTTGCAATTCTGCTTTGCCCTTGGACTTGTTTGATGATAAAGGTTGTTTTTTAAAATCAGATCTGTCAATTTTTGAAAAGATCGCAAAGAAAGACTAAGATGACATACGATGAATCGTGGAAAAAAGACAAAACAATTCAGGTCGATTTACTATTACATCAAGTCAGCAGTGGTTTGGCTGATCTACACGATAACCTTGAAAGTCTGCAAGATGTTTACTATGTTGAATCCATAATCAGACAAGCAACAGAACTCAAACGAAGATTGAATGAAAAGTTTTTGTTGGATTCTGGAGACATTGTTCGATATGTTCAAGGTCGCATTAGAAAGCTTGAGACTGAGGCACACACCATGAGTGGTAAAAGAGTTGCATCAATTGGTCACACTCTTGATGAACTTGAAGACTTGGTGGATCGTATTAAGAAAAGACCAGAGGAGAATTAAATGGAAGTCACTCTTGAAAGAATTACTGGTATCCTGGCTGTCAAAGGTCACGATCCTATCAACTACGAGTATTATATTAAGACCAGAACAATGATTTTCGGATTGGGATCTGAGAAACTTTCAAGCGATACCAAAGATAAAATTTATAGAACTATTCAAGTTGCTGTTGAAAACACTCCTGAAAAAGTTATAAGCTATGAGTGATAAATTTTTAAAAGAGAGAGATCGAGTAATCGATAAGCGCACTGGGACTCAACACTATGTTGATGGTGTTTTTCCTCATGTTCTTATTCTAAGAAGTTACGATGGTAAAATCTGGCCTGTTGACTGGGAAGATGCAAAAAGAAATTATTTAATACCATATCCAAAAAATTGGCCTGTATTTCCAGATTATACAAAGATAAATAGGTCAAACCCACTTCCTTCTTCAATGAACGGCAATTTTAAAATCAATGAGAACACGGATAAAAAATGTAATCGTTGTGGCGGCGACACAGAGGTTATCATTGGTCAGTTTCGTAAATGTCCAAAATGTGAAACCACAGAAGAAAAGTTTGAACCCTTTGAACCATTGAGAGATCTTTTCGATTTCGATAAGGACGATGAAGAAGCTGAGAATACGAATCCCAATGGATTCAAGATCATAGGCAAACAAGTCACAGCCACTGAAGTAATTAAAGCACAGAACGATTTTTTCGATTCCCTTGCTTCTATTCCATCTTCAGATATGTTTAAAGGCACTAAGATCGATTGGAATAAATTTGCAGATCTTTTGAGTGACTCGGATGAGAAACTCGGTAATAATGGTGATACAATTCCTAATATAGATCCAGATGGATCGGATGGGAACGACTGAAAGTCGTAAAACAAAAAAGAGGAGAAAAAACATGAAAGAACGTATAGGTGGCAGAACAGTTTCCAAAGAACTAGCTGATTCACTTGAACCTGATTACACACCAGTGGAAAAGGGCAAGTATCCGATGGTTATTGTACGTGAATTGACTTATAAGAAGTCACCACGAACAGGAAATTTCTATGCTCAATTGACACTAAAACACGCAACACCAGAGTTGAAACAAAAAGGTATTGTCACAATGAACTTCACGCAAAATGAAGTTGGTGATAGTCTTTTCTACAACTTCTTGAAAGCAATTGGAGTTCCCAAGGAAAACCTTGTGGGATCTTCTTGGGCTGGAACCCAAGTTGATAAAGCAGCTTCTATTGTAGCTGGTGGTGAAGAAGTTTCAATCAAAGGCCGTGAAATCGTTGTAGGCTTGAAAATCAAGGAATCTACAGACGGTTACCCAGCTAAGAATGAAGTTTCTTATTTCGAAAAATAAATTCGATTAAGTTGACTGGGGGACAACTTAGAGAGGGTGAAAGTCCCTCACTCCCCCGCAAACTTATGACAAAACTTGAGAAAATAAATCTCAGGGCAGCAGCTAAAAAGTTGTACCCAACTCTCTACAGGGCAACTGTAGATATTGAAACAGGTGATGTATTCGCCCACTATACGGAAAATTGTGGACATTTACAACATCAACACAAAAGAAAAGTCAGGATAAGTAACTCAAGACTGACAGCAAAAGAGGGAAAATGATTGCGATTTTAAAACTGTTCTTAATGTTCATTTCAACCCATGCCTGGAACTATTTCAAGCCTTTTGACCCAAAAAACACAGCAGCAGCAACAATTGAAGTCGCAGCTTTGAATATGGGCGATCTTTTTATTACTTTGATAGCAATCTATGGGGCCGGAGCAACAGAGGCCAATCCTATGATGGCCTGGATCCTCGGTACAAGTTTACTCGCATTTTGTTTGCTCAAAATCCTTGCATCACTTATTTTATATAGAGCAAAGGATGAGAAGCTTGGAAAGTTTTCAACTTTTGGAATCAGTTTTGATTTGGTAGTTTATCGGACTGTAATTGTTTGGAACATTTTAACATTTATTCAGAAGGTGATTGGACTATGAGTGGAACAAAACACGATAAAGGTAAACTAAGACTTGATCTCATTCCCGTCGCAATTCTTAATCAGATTGCAGAAGTCTTTACACATGGAGCTGAAAAGTATGGAGACAAAAATTGGCAAAAAGGTTTTAATTGGGAGCGTATTGCTGGTGCTGTTCAGCGACATTTTAATGCTTGGCGTATGGGTGAAAACCTTGATCCCGAATCTGGTATCAGCCATCTTGCTCATGCCTCAGCAGGTCTTATATTTCTCCAATATTTTCAATTGAAACAAATAGGGGAAGATGACCGAGATATTACCCCAATTGAGAAAGAAGTCACCATTACTGGAAATGTAACAGTGAATCAGACAATCGATCAAATTGATTGGACTAAAGATTTACTTCCAGACAGCGACGATGACAACATGAAGGTCAGAACTGAAAAACAAACCCATAATGATCTTGTAATCTTAGATCTTATTAGATTAGGAAAAAAATTTACAGAGGCAGAAGTTGAAATCATAGGTCATTGGCCTACAGTTTCAATCAAGGCTCATGCAACTATGTTGGCAAATAAAGTAGGAAAATAATGCGACCAATCTACATTTATGGTGTGACAGCAACAGAACAAGAGAAACGACTCTTGAAGGCTGGTATGCGTGATGCTGGAATTGAAAATGCAGAGATTGCATACAAAAAAATTGAAGATCCAAATGCAGTTATTGTAACCCTGGGGGATCAAGCACTTCGCGTTTATACCTACAAGATCAACACAGCTCAGGGTCATGGATATGTTTTAAAAGAAGAGGGAAAACCGACGATTATTCCTTGCATTCATCCCTCGATTGTATGCAAAACTTTAGAAGATTATATCTATTTTGTTTGGTCATTTCAAAAAGCGAAAATGGTCGCTGATGGTGAAGAGTCGCCACAAAGAACATTTATAATCAAACCTACATTTGAACAGACCCTTGAATACATTGATGGGGCAATGAACTCTGAAAAGATCTGCCTGGATATAGAAAAAGAAATTTATGGTGAGCAGCGAATGACCTGCTTGGGTATTGCGACATCACCAACTTCAGCTATTGCTATTCCATTTTGGGCAGGTACTTCAAACTATTGGAATGAAGATCAGGAAAGAGTGATTCGTGAAAAATTGAAAGCTTTGCTTGGATCTCCAAAAATTGTGAAGATCATTCACAACTATATATTTGATACGCTTTGCTTGGATTTTTTATACGATATTAAAGTTGAGTTTCCAATTTATGATACGATGCTGGCAGCACACATTCTGCACCCAAATTTGAAAAAGGGATTGAAAGAACTTGCCAGACTCTACACATTTGTTGAGCCTTGGAAGGGTGGACAAGATTGGTCAGCAAAAAATAATATTCATGATCTCTGGTACTACAATGCTCAGGATACGGCGATCACATTTGAGATCTACGAAAAGATCACAAAGATAATGAAAGAAGATGGATTTGATGCTGTGTATGAAAAACGAGTAGCACAAGTTATGCCTCTTGTTTATGAAGCTTGCAGAACTGGTGTAACTGTTGATAAAGAAGAGATGGTAAGAGTTCGTGAGCGAATGAGCAATATTTTGAATCCCACTGATGCGAGACTCACAGAGCTTGCATCAAGTTTGATTCCAGCAAAGGAGAAATATGTCCAACGTAAGCTTAGGAAAGCTGGTGTCCAATATTATCAAGGAATCGGAGAGCCGACATACACCCATACCGCGAAAGGTATTGTTAAAGATGTTGAATACAAGTCATACGAAAGTATTACAATCGATCCAAGCGTCAAATCATTCAAAGACTTTGACAGACCAGTATTTGAACTGGTTAAAACCACAATCACATACAACCCCAACTCCATCATGCAAATGCGAACTGTACTTGACGCTGCTGGAATTGATTTGCCTACAAAAATCGACAAAAAAACATACGACAACAAAATAGACACTGGTCATATTGCGATGTTGAAAATCGCTCGTAAATATCCTGGAAACGAATTGATCAATCTTTATTTGAATCGAGGGAAAGCTTCCAAGATTAAAAACACGTATTCACAACTGGATCTTGATGAGGATGGTCGATTCAGATTTTCAATCAATATTGCCGGAACAAAGTCTGCTCGGTTCTCAAGTTCCAAAACACCTTGGAAGACTGGTGGAAATATTCAGAATATGCCACGAGAAGGACATGAAAGCGAATACTCAGTTCGTCAGATGTTTGTTCCCTCTCCTGGGTACACAGATTTAGTTCAAGTGGACTTGAAAGCTGCTGAGGCACGAGTAGTTGCTTGGTTGTCAGGTGATGAACACGTTCAAGGAATTTTTGATCGGGATGAGGATATTCACGTAGATACTGCCAATGCAATATATGGTGAAGACATCACAGTTCATGATAAGGAATCTGAGATCTTCAATGAAAAAAGATACATGGGTAAAATGGCGAATCACGCTCTTGCTTATGGTATGGGACCATATTTGTTCTCCAATAAGATCCTGGAAGAAACTGGTAAAGCAATTTCGATTGCTGAAGCTAAAGAAATCATTGAAAGATATTTTGAAGCTCGATGGAAAATGCGGGAATGGCACAGATCCATAGAGAGGGAATTAAATGTTAATAAATGTTTGGTAAGTCCTCATGGTCGTAAGATTTCATTCTATGGCAGAGTCGATGACAAAGTTGTTCGGGAAGCTTTATCCTGGATTCCTCAATGTGTTGTAGCTGATTCACTGAATGAGGCTTGGGTAAACTTTGCCTGGATAACCAACACAGTAAAAAATAAACATCGAGTATTGATGCAAGGCCATGATTCACTTTTGATTGAAACCAATGATGTTGAAGAGTGTAAAGAATTTATCAACACAGCTTTTAAAGTTGTGAAGTTCAATTTGAACGGAGAGGAACGTCAGATCCCTTGGGATATTAAAGTGGGGCCAAATTGGAGAGATCTAAAATGAAGACTAAGATCAAAAAGACTGACTGGATTTATTTCGATGTCGATGATACACTTGTCATGTGGCATCAGCCTGAAGGCTATTCCCTTGAGGATGCAGAGTACATTCAGGATCCTTATATTGAGGGTGAAAGAGGTATTCATAAACTGTTTCCACATAAGAAACATATTGAACTTCTAAAGATGTTTGCTGCTCGTGGAACCAATGTAGTTGTATGGAGTGCTGGTGGATATGAATGGGCAAAGGCAGTTGTGGATCATTTGAAGATCAATAAGTATGTTGTAGCTGTTCTTGAAAAACCTGCGACATACTATGATGATGACACACCAGATGTTTGGCTTGGAAAAACCCCTCGATGGAGTAAACCTTGATTGAGGTCAAAACATTAACAGAATTTAATGGATACCTATTCTATATTGAAAATGTAGATTGGATCTGTTTTTATCAATTCTGCATCAGCCACGCAATTGAAGTTTATGATTACATGGTTGTTGATCTGTATTTCTCACCTGAATCTCATATAAGAATTGATACCAGAAATTTGACGTATGAACCTGATGCTTATGAAAGGCTTTGTAGACTGCTGCATAAAAACGGACTCTTAAAAAAAGATATGATAGAATGTTTGAAGTGGTTGAATGAAAAAAGATGATAATTTACTCGATCTATTCTGGACTTACATGGAGCCAGATGGGTTCTTAAAATCGATTTGTGATGCGGGTGTTCTTGCCTGTGTATCTGCACTTCTTGAAAGAAAGTGTTGGATGGACGAGGGATTGCGTGGATATTTGTATCCAAACATTTTCATGACAGTTGTCGCAGATCCTGGTGAAAGTTTCAAATCATACACAACCCGAACAATAGTCGATATGATGAAGTGTGTTCGTGATGGCGAACTCAAACCTTATTTAGTTCCTGATGAAATCACACCTGCTGCTTTATTGAAAGAATTCCAGGAGTGCCGAAGACAATTCAACACGAATAATCAATCTTATATTCAGAGTCCATTATTTGCTCACAGTTCAGAGTTTGCAGTTTTGACCCAGGATATTGGTGGTGGATCTATCATCAAACACCTTTTGAAACTGTATGATGCTGAAGATGCATTTACAAAGAGAACCATTCATGATGGCAAAATCGATATTCCAAATCCCTCAATTGTGATCCTGGCTGATACAACCCCAAATCAATTTAGACAAATTCTATCTGCTGATGTAGCGGGTGCAGGTTTTACAAGTCGTATGATATTTGTGCATGAAGCAAGACGCGCTCCTGGAAATTATTTGGGATCACCAGTTGATCCAGTTCTCAGACAAACCATTATTGAGAAGATGAATGCCATTTATCAACTCAAAGGTAAATTCAAGCTGACTCAAAAAGCCAAAGATGCATTCAATAAATTTTATACTGATTTCAGAGGGAATGCTGTTGCATACCAAGGCAATTATCAAATGAAGAATTACATGGCTCGTAAGGACACCCACGTAAAAAAACTCGCTATGATCAATGCTGTTGCACGAACTCAAACCCTGGAGATAGATGGTCAGGACGTTGAGAAAGCCGTTGCCTATTTAAATGATCTTGAGCCAAGTGTCATAAAAGGTTTCGGACTTGAAGCTGTTACCAAACACAATGAGATTGCATCCAAATTGTTAGGTAATATTCCAGTTGAAGGTATTACCGAAAATGAACTTCTCAGCAACTTCATGCAAAGTGGTGTGATGATTATGACAGGTTCTGAATATGAGACTGCTCTTCAATCATTAAGCAAGTCAAATACAATTGAGATTCACGATAATAAAGAAGAGGGAAGAAAATTCTTCCTAATACAGCAAAAGATAAGCTGATAAAAATCCGATAATCCAAGCAAGACAATCGACGATAGTTTTATATCGAGGTTGTGAAACCATGTCCTCTTTGACTTCTTTGTAGATAATAATGGCAGCCAGAATGACTCCTATAATGCCTACTGCAATTATGCTGTGAAGAAGCACAGGTAAAAGCGCAATTAAAAATCCACCTGAGAAGTGGAGTAATTCGCGTAAAATAAAATATTGGGTGTAGGTTAGGCCACGGTCTTTTAAAAGCCAGGCCGCAACTAGATCGAGTTTATCAAATAACCACTGCATTAGAAACGAATGCCAAGAGTTCCGTAGATTCCATTTCCCTCTTTGTTGTATTGGATACCAACATTAAGGGGGCCAGTAACATCGTAATTGAATCCTGCGATGTAATCGTTTGGTTTCAAGGGATTGATTCCGACGTAGATGTTTAGCTTTTTAGGATTCGTAATGATTTTCTTGTCTGTTTTTTCCTGAGATTCTTCATCAGTTTTTGAAACAGTTGTACTATCTTCTTTTTCAATGATAGTCCCGTTTGGCTTCGTGATTTTTGTTTTATGAGTGTCAGTTTTTTCATGTATTACCTTTTCAACAATTTTTTCTGTTTGTACAGTTTCAATTTTAGAAGGCATGATATAGTATCCAGCAACAGTGCCAGCAAGAAAAATCAATACAGCTACGATGTATTTATTCATTTGTATTTTCATCTTTCTTTTTCTTCTTATGATAAATCGTGACAATATCAGTCACAACTTTCACACCTGCTATTCCGATCACTATATGCTCAAAAGACTCTGAAGTCAGCTTTCCTTCCCACAGAGCAATGAACGTAGCGTTCAGAATTATAACTTTAACAGAAACCACTAAACTAAACAACTTTTTTAAGAATGATTGCCAGAATTCTGGACATGGTAAGTAATCTTTAATCATTATTCATCCTTTACGAAGTGATCGGCTTTTGTGCCATATTTAGGCAGTGCAATATGTATATGGCCCTTTTTCTTGTAATAGATCAGTTCCCCAGGCCACCACAAGCTTATCTTCCAATACAGAGCCTGCATATCCTCTCCAATTATGATAAAATCGCAGGCAGATCCATCAACGTGTTGGCTATCTGGAACTCCCCCTACCATTGCGTTGATAGCTGGAGATCTCACGCCAGAATCGATTATAAGAGGTTTTTTTACTTCGTCCCTAATGCGTTGTAATGCAAATAGGCATAAACATTGAAGATTTGTCACCATCTGCGGTGTAGGCTCGATTATAGCAGCCAACTGAGGGTAACAAGCAGAAACCAAAAACTCTTTCAAAGAAAAGTCTTTGGAAAGTCTAAGGTTCTTGTCTATCATTTTGAGATCCATGCGCAGAAGAGGGAAATGCCGATGCTTACGATTGTTGCCATCATAGCAGCAGATACTTTATATTTGGTTTTGATTTGTTCAACTTGAACAGAAAGATTCAGCATATCTGAGGATCTTTGTTCAGAAATTTTTTGGATCTCTTCTGTCAGTGAGTCAATTCTTTGATTTGACTCAGCTCGGATCTGATAAAGATCTTGTCTTAGGTCAGCTCTGAACTGACGAAGGTCTTCTCTTAAACTTGCGATTTCCATATACGAAAAACTATCTTTTGTGTTGTGTTTGAAGTCATTGTCGTTGCCCATTGGTTCCCTCATTGCTCATGGCAGCATTGACAGCAGCAGGTACAGCCTGTTGAGACTTCAATGCCAATTGTGATAACTTATAATAGTTTTGTAAAAGTTTGATTTCAGATTCTTCCATCAAACCAGTCTTTGCAAGATAAATAGCTTTTTGTGGGTTCTTAATTGCCTTGATCAATTGTTCAGCAACTAATGCCCAAGGATGAGTGAATCCAACATAACCACGAATGATTACGTTTTGTGCTTTGTCTTGAAGAGCTTCAGCAAGTTCGGGAGCTAAAAATTTCATAGTAGGATCGCCACCTATCATTTTTTCCATCTTGGCAAGAGCTTTCAATGCTTTTCCATTCTCAACATTTTTCATGAATGTTTCACCAGCGGGGCCAAATACCATATAAGCAATTTCTTGCTTTTCAGCCGGATCTTTTGTTGGGTCATCCATCATCTTCATAATTTCTTGATAAGCTTTTTTGCCAGGTTTACCATCCAATGCAATAAATCGCTTTCTTTGAGTTTCAAGGGAATCACGATACACAGAGAAATTCTCAGGTGTCATATTTGATTTTGCAAGTTTGATTGCTGCTTCAACAGTCTTTGCATCTTTAGGATTCTTCAATGCATCATTCAATACTTTGGGCATACCCTTCATATTAGAAGCTACACGATATTCATCCAGGATTTGACCTGTGTCTTGCATACCTTTTTTGAGAGCATCTAAAGTTTCTTGTTCTTTAGGATTCAACAAAGCAAATTCATCCAAACCTTGAGAAAGATTCTGTTCCCTCTTTGCAGCAATGGACATCAATCGTTTTTCAAAAGATGCGCGATTGGTCACAAGTCTGTTGACAGCTTTTTGATCAGCGATCTTATTAAGAGCTTTCATGGATCGAGTGAGTTGTGAAATATCTGCATCATTGAAATCCATTTTAAGAATGGCTTCATCTGATGTAAGGTTATCAATTGCAGATCCAACTTTTTCAGCATTTACTTTTGTAGATTTACTGAATGGGGCATTTGCAAAGTCATCGCCGAGTCTGGTGATTTTTTTGGTTTCGCTTAAAAGACCCTTGACTTGAGAATAGTCAGATGACATCTTAACGAAGGAATCAGCAACATCACCCTTTTCAGCATTATTTAAACTGTCGATGATTCGGGTTTTAAGAGCGTGCCAAGTGTTTGTTCCAGAAGAACCATCTTGCCAATCTTTTATTGCGCCGCCGAGTTCACGTTTCAAATCATTTAATTCGGTAACACTTAATTCTTTATTATTCTTGACCAGACTTTTAGCCAAAGCTGCACCAGCTTGTGTTTTTGGTGCTTCAGCAATATGGTTTTCAATATCTGAGAATCCAGAATCTTTCACAGCTTGAGTAAGTTTTGTAGCGATTCCTTGTCTGCGGAATTCAGGTTTTACATAAACAGAGTCAACACCTTTGATTCCAGTTTTTCCTGCTTCTGGTAAATTGTAAGTTCTGAATCCTTGAACTTGTCCATCTTCACCGCGCATAACAGCAGCTTTATAATCTGAACCTTCTCCAACACTCTCAATTGTAATTCCTGGTTTTCCAGGTTTATTTAACCATTCTGGAATTTCTTGAGTGACTTCATCATCAGCAAGATCAGCAGTCATTTTTTTTCCAGGTTCTTTTCTGATCTTGTCCATCTTTTGAAGGACATTGAATTCAGTTTGAGACATGGCATTTTCTGTAGGGGCTATTGCGAGATTTCCATTAATGTCTTTAACAATCTTTTCTTCTCGAATCGCATTTGAAATATAGCTATCAACAATGTCATCAATCTTCCCTACTTTGGTTTCACCCATATGAGGAGCAAGTTCTTTCATTGCCTTACCATATTCAGAAGAAGCTTTTTGTTCAACTGCATTATAAAATTTATTTAGAGTTGCTTGTCCACCAACAACAATATGAGCTGCATCTTTTGCATTTTTCTCAGTTGCTTGTGCAATTGTTTGAAGTGTGCGACCAGTTTGTTGAGCAACATTTTGAATAACAGGATTATTTGCAGCAGTATCAGCGACTGCTTCTGCACCTTGTTGAGCTGACTTTTGAAATGTTTGTGAAAGCTTATCGCTCAAGCCTTTAAGATATTCCATAGAAGCCTGACCAACTTCTTTTGCTTTTGCGAATCCACCAGACTGCTTAATGAAATCAAGCACTGTGTTTACTTCAGAAGCAGCTTCAGGAGTCATTCCTCTCATAGAAGCAACAGCAGCCTTTCCCTCTCTGAGCAATTGAGGAGCATAAAATGCACCAGGAATTGCAGCAGATACCAAACCAACAATACCAGCTTCTTTGAATTGATCTTTCAAAGTTTTATCAGCAACATCTGGACTAAGATCTTTCACGGCATTGATTGCAGCAACTTCAGCAGTTGCTTTCAATGCTCCAGAAGCAATCTTCGCAGACTTATACGCAGTTTCAGCAGGTTTAAATAATGGAGTAACTTTTGAAACAGCCGCAGCAAGAGAGGGAAGTCTGGAAGCCATAGCTGCACCCTTTACGACAGTTGACTCAATTGCAGATCCAAGGTTTACGAAGTTTGCGACATCACCGATCATTGCACCAGCTTTATTTGCTGATTCAATTTCTTTTGCGGCAGTGTCGTATTCTTCTAAGTTTTTATGAAAGTTTTCTGTGAATGTTTGTTCTTCTTTTTTAGATTGATCAGAACCGAAACCATATGTACTATCAGTTGAAGTTTGAAATGCAGCTTTAGCAGCAGCAATTGGAGTCCGAGCCATTTCACTGTATTTGGTCATTGCAGCCAAAACATTACCCATGATTGCTCGTGCATTCAATCCTTTGTTTGGATTGATGACACCAGTCTTTTCATTGGCTTTCTTTGGAGCTGTACCAAAGGGATCAGAAGAATCGAAAGTTGGGCTGTCTACTTCTTCAGCAGAAAGCATTTTAGGAAGTTTATCGCGTTGAGCTTGGACTTCAGGACTGACACTTGATTTGATTCCAAGATGTTCAGACAATTGAGACAACATTTGCTGTTGCGTATCATGGTCGGCTTCATTCAGTTGACTTACGACTTCATCGTAATTATCTAACTGACTTTGAGCCTGTCCAAGAATATCATTGGCTTGTTGCTCTGAAATCATTTTTTACTTCGCTTTCGGCTTGAACACGAAAGTGGATTTACCACCAGCAGGTGCTTGTCCTTGTGGTTGTACTACACTCTTCAGACCGAGACGCTTGATAGCTTCTTCTTCTGAAATATCGTGATTACCTACGATTTGATCTATATACTGTCTGTATCGTGGAACAATTTTTTGATCCATTACGAATTTCAACACATCAAGAGTATCTTTGATTTCTGATTGAGTCATGTCTGAAGGCGTACCTTTGAAGAACATATCAATTTTATCTTGAGTTTTTTGTGAGAATTTTTTAGATTGAATATAACGAACAACGTCATTTTCAGTCATTACACCAACTTCACCCATTGCCTTGGCGATTTTAATACCTGCGGCAGCAGCAGCGTTTGTGTTACCTTTTTTAATTTCATCCAACAAGGCTTCAGATTGATCCATGCTGATATTTTGTTCAGTCAACTTATTAAGAATCGTATCACGCTTCATTTGATTTGCAGCAGTATCGATTGCTCTGGTTGTTTGTTGATCATTTGTATTTTGGGTCTTTTTATCTTGTCGATCTTCACTTGCAGAAATTGCATTTTGAGATCGAGCATCAGCAGCATCAATATTCTTTTGTTGAATGTCTTGTTGTTGTTTGAAATTACGATCATCACGATATTGCTCTTTAAGAGTTTTCAAAGCTTCAGTTTTGTTCTTCAAAACTTCATCTGTGAAACCAGCACTATTGTCACTCAATTTTTGTTCGAGATCTGTCAATGCTTTGAATTTGGCAGCGTTATCAGTCGAGGGATCGTTGAGTACGCCTACGGTGTGAACATAAGAATCGTTATAAGCTTTACGTTGAGCAGTCATTCCCTCGCCGCCCATAATAAGATCTTGAGGTTGAAGGGGAGCAAGTCCAGAAGCCTGACGCATAGAATTAATTGTGGGAAGCTTTTGCATAACATAAGCTTCTTGATCTTTCTTGTCTGCATATTTGGCAAGGTCTTGTTGTGCTTTTGTGACCAATGCATCAGAAGCAACTAAGTTGTCTGATTTTTGTTTAGTTGCTTGTTGTTTCAAAAGCTCAGTTTGTTGTTGAGCTTGTTCCATTTTAAGTTTGGATTCTTGAGCAGCTTGAATTGTAAGACCAGTGTCATGAACACCGTTCCCAAGATTTTGTAGCATTTGTCCAAATGAAGATAATTCAGCCATAACTTCCTTATGTGATTGTAGCAAAACGCTTTTGTTTTGCTGATTGATATTGTTTTCTAAAATTTAAAGAAGCTGGATCTTGTGCGGGATCTGTTGAATCCATACCAAGGAATCCATGACTGTATTCTACTTTATCACCCAATGCTCCACGAGTACGAAGAGAAAGAGGAGTATTTGCAATATTGTTGTAAATGTTCCCTTGAGCAGCCATCAAATTGTTTTGAGCAGACAAATAATCATTTCCAACTGCGAAGTTGTTTTGATTCATGTTCGCATAACTATTGATTGCATTTTCACCACTATTGTATGCATTTTGTACAATGCCAGCACCAGTAACAGCTTGATTGAAGTTTTGGTTCTTACCAGATTCAAGAACATTGAATCCAGATTGCATACCTTGTGAGTATTGATTGAACTGTGTTCCAAGTTGATTAATTGTGCTTGTTCGCATTTCTTCAGTTCTTGAAGATCTACTTTGTGCAGCTTGTTGATCAAATTGAGCCAAACCTGAAGCTATGTCTTGTGGTGATGCGCCATTACGTGTAAGAGTCTGCATCAACTGACGACGTTTATTTGAAAGATCTTGTTCGAGTTTGGGATCGACATAATCAGCTTTCAATACGTCATTAATTTTATCATACATTACACCAGCACGATCCTCGATCAAACCAGAAATTCTGGCTGTGTCCTTATCCAAAAATCCGGCTTTGATAGCATCAAGAGCTGATCCACCAAATGCTTTTGCAATATCAACATTTGTATTTTTTAATACAGCCATTTGTTGCGCAGAGGGAAGTCCGGCTTTAGCAACTGTTTGTAGAGTTTTGTACTGAGTCAGATATGCTTGATAGATTTGTTCTGATTGTTTTAAATTGTTTGTAACTCTCGCAAGATTATTTTGCGAATCCAAAATGAATTGTTTTTCGATTTCAAATGGAAGTTTACCATTCTGTTCTGGAGATCCTTTGAACAATCCACCGATTGTAGAGATTACAGAACCCGCAGCAGCAGTATATGCACCAACAGGTGTCATTTGTGCAGCAGGAGGTACAGAGTTAGTTATGTTTGCGCCTGTGTTCTGCGCCATGTTACCGCCCGTTGCCGGAGCTGGTGCTGTCGCAGATTGATATATAGGGCTAAGTGGATTTCCTGTTCCGTTGACTGGCATGTTCCCTCTTTATCTCTTTCTCAACAGATAGTATACACGAATTGATCGTGGTTGAATAGATTGAGTTGTACTCAAGTTGTTTCCTGTAGATCCAGGAGTTGTTGAACCTGTGGATCCAGGTGTCGTTGAATCTGTTGATCCAGTTCCAGATCCAGAATCAGTGTACCAAGTTCCAGTAGACCATGATTTTGATGCGTTTGATATACCCCCCTGGTTAAATGTTATAACACCTTGACCCAATGCTGTAGTTGCAGTTCCACCAGATGTATAAAATTGAAATACAGTTGAAGTAGATTCAGCAACTTTAAATTTCAAAGTTCCTGCACCGTGACTGTGCGATGCAGAGCTATGACTGTGCGAAGCAGATGAGTGATTGTGTCGAATATCAATTTGATGTGCGGCATTACCAGCAGGTGTGACTGACCAAGGATCAGTTCCCATATTCTCATCGCCATCTGTTCCGAATCCAACCATGTAACGACCAGACATATCTGTTGCTACTTGAGTGTCGAAAGGAGAAAGAGCATCATCAATTGTTTCACCGTTCATCAACTGCCAATAATCTGCATTGTAAGATACAAGATTATTATAATTGTAGAATGGAATGATCGTACCAATTGGAACCAAATCATTTATCAAAGTTGTTACAGTGTCGATCTGATTATCTAAATCAGTATTCGTGTCATCGATCTGACCTTGCAAATCTAAAATATCTGCATTAATGTCATTCACATCCGTTTGCAAAGTTGCAATGTCGGATGAATTTGTGTCGATTAAATCTTGAAGAGTATTTACATAGTCTACAATATTATCAAATTCTGTGTTGAGATCTGAGGCTGTAAGAATTTCCCCAGCGATCCATATTTTTACTCGTTCAAGTGCCATACGTTACCTTATATGTTAACATATTGTTGTTACAATATCAATTATACTAAACCCTTTATTCCTAATGGCTTATAGTACAAAAAGAGGGAATTGAAAATGAAGTTTTGTCCCAAGCCTGAATTTCTGACTCGGATCCCTATTTTGTTACCTATTCCATTGATTTTGATCTTTCGTCTTTCGAGCGAAATCCCGCCAAGTGCGTCCTGATCCAGTACAAATAAGTCCAGTGGAACTGTATTTGCTGAGGATACGGATATTGGAATTGTTTTGGCTACAATACCGTCGATTGTGATGTCCACAATCAAAGTATAATCGCCTGTTGGTTGAACCCAAATTTCAAGCCAGTCAAATCTTTTTTCTCGGTGACCCAGATCAGGAGTAATCCAATCCAAATTTGTTTGAGGAAATTCAAAACTTCCCTCGTATGGAATAGTCATGCCGATGGAGCGTGTTGCTTGATTTGCTTTATAGATGATACCATCATCACCAGCGCATCGAACAGCCATATTAGAATCTTGTTCTTGTGAAGCCCACATTGCTTGAAAGTATGAACCACGAGTTTCAACTGCGATTCTGAAATTTGCAGGATTAGTTACGTCAATCACAAGACCGATGGAATTGAATTGATGTCCTTTTCTTGGATACATGATCCAAGCTTCTTGTCTTTCTGTATCGTAATGAATTCTTGCGAATCGAAGACGAGACATATTTACATTTTGTTTTAACCAGTCTTTCAAGTGAAGAAGAGAAGTAATATCTGAACTTGCAAGATCTTCACTATTTTGAACTGATGTTAAGGAATACAAATGTGCATCTGCACCAACAAACCAAACATCATTTCCTACACGAGCGATTGCGTGTTCACCTGCCATACCAATATCTTCTCGAACTGTGATGATTGGAGGGACAGTAAATTCTGTTGCAATGTCCGTTGTGTCGATTCTATAAACTCCATAAGGGAATTTAAAAACAAATAATTGTTGAGGAAGAAAACTAAAGCAGCAAGCAACTCGTTCAGAAAAACCTGGCTTAACTTCCAACACTGGAGGATTATCTGTACTGAAATCAGAGTGATCATCGAGATTACTAAAATAAATTGCATGTGGAGTTTTAGGACATCCATATGCAGCCATACGATAATCATGCATCAAAGCTGAAGAAGGATAATTTGTTTCTTCAGTTCCATCATGATCTAAATTTGTTTGTACAAAAGCTTCTTGAAAAGCTGTACCACTTCCAACCAATTGCACAAATACCAGAGCTGATGCATCTTCATCATTTGTAACCAAATTCATGATGTCATATGCATTGGTTGTAATTGCTCCCATTGCACCTGTTGCAAGGCTGATCGAGATGTCATTCCCTACGACTGAGATTGTCAATGGTTGATTATTTGCACCTGGATCAACATATTCAATTGTGATTGCATCGCCACCAGTTCCAGATTGTACTGCGGTATACAAAATTTCTTGAACTTGAAGAAATGAGTGGAATAACCAATCGAGGGAACCTGTTGTCATAGGAACCATCACATTGGATGTGCTATTTAATATTTGAGGATTTACGCCCTGAGAATAGAGATAAAGTTTTTTCTGTTTACCAATAAATTGATCACCTGATACAAGTGTAACTGGCTGAGTGAAATTCAAATCGTCTGCAAGGAGAAAAGCAGATGCGTTGCCAGCTTGTTCTTTATAAACAGTTCCATTATCCCAAGCAGTAATTTGGTGTTGAAGCGTGGTCACAGGATGCCAGTCAAATCCAGCGAGTGCGCTGGGTTCATCTGGAATAGGATCTGTATCCAAAGCCAGAAGTCCTGGAGCTTTAGTATACGTGTCTCCATCAAAACGAATATTATTCGCTAAGATAAGATTAGTGTAGGGGATTCGATTTAAGTTTTGATTGCCGTCGAACCCGCCAACTCCAATCTGGAATTCTGCGGTACTTCCTCGGTACATTACTCTTTCGTTTGGTATCTACCAGAATGTTCTGATGCGGGGGAATCATTAGCAGAGACAAACACTAAACGCGCCCATCTATGTTTTGTGTCGAATTCATCTGCATAATTTACTGCAACTGAACCATCAAAATCTTCTAAAGGATCCGCATCCCTCGACCATTCATTTTCTGCGGGAAGTTCATTTTCACCTTCTGGTGAGAAAGCATCTGATACTTCACGATACAATGAACCTGCAACTTCATCGGCTGTTAGGCCAGTTGCATTTTGATCGTCTTGTGCATCGCTTGCTGTTCCACTGATTACTGGTGTAACGAGTGCTAATGCAGGTGCGCTTGCAAGTATCGCAGCACGAATTTGTGTCGCTGTACTTACAGCATCTTCCATATGAACTACAATCGATGAGTCTGTTACTGAAACAGTTTCTGCTCCTGCTGAACCATCATCAAGATATGTTATTTCAATATCTGGATCTGCATCAAATCCTGTAGCGACTGCTGTGTAAGTAATATCTTGTATTACGACACTCGCAGCCAGTCCTGAAGTAGCACGATATTGGAATCCAACACCTGCCATTCTTTCTAAAAACATTGCGCGAGATTTTGCTTCTGCGCCAGCATCTATTTCACCAGACTCTGCTGGAAATAATGCTTGATTATCTGAATTTCTTATCATTTTATTATTCTCCTAATTACTTATCTTATATTGGTTTCGCAGGGAAGGATACATCGACTAAAAAAGAATCATCTGTGTTCCATGTAAATGGAATCGTATTTGTTACTTGAGCAGTCAAAGCAATACCACCTGATGTACCAACATATAAATTTAAACTTGTATCATTATTGTGCCAAGCTGCTGTATCAATGTAATTTGCAGTGTGATGGTCTAACATATAAATAACACCAGGCAAAGGAACACCCGTATCATCATCTAAATCAGCCACAATCATACTCGTATCACGTTGGTATCCACACGCTGCATAATCTAAATGCAATGTTGCAGAAGCACTTGTACTCGTCATCTTCCCTCTCATTTGAACTCTGAGTAATCCACTTCTAGGATCAAACCAGAAAAATCCAGTGAGAGTACAATTTGTAAAGTTTGATGTAGGAGTGAATGCTCCTTTTACAACTGCTGCATCTGCACCAGAAGGAAATTGAGCTATTTGGAAAACTGAATTTGTACC